CTAATAATGTTGCTATAGGTCTATCAGCTTTAGATGCAAACACTACGGCTAATAATAATGTAGCTGTTGGTGGAGGAGCTTTAGGAGCAAACACTACAGGAACAAGAAACACAGGATTAGGTGCTGCTGCCTTAACCGATAATACAACAGCAGGTGACAACACGGCAGTTGGTTACGATTGTTTATTAAGAAATACCACAGGTAGCCAAGTTACAGCAGTTGGTTCAGCAGCTTTAGATGCAAATACAACGGGAATTAGAAATACAGCATTAGGTGTGGAAGCATTAACAGACTGTACAACAGGTAATAACAATACAGCTTTAGGACATACAGCTATGCCTAATGTTACCACAGGCACTGATAACGTAGCTATTGGATATAATTCTGCTGCTTCTGCAACAACAGGAACAAACAACATTTCTATAGGTTTATCAGCAGCACCAGATATGACAACTGGTAGATTTAACCTTTGTATAGGTGCAAATGATGTAGGTAATGTTTTAACTACAGGTGAATTTAACATTTATCAAGGTTATCTAGCTAGAGCAGGAAGCAGTGGAGCTGTTGGTGAGATAGTATTAAGTTCAGGTAACAGACTAAGTACTGCTAAAGGCAATAGCACTGGTTTTATTGACGCTAATTTAGGTGGTGTTTATCAAGGTAATAACTCTTCATCTTGGTCAACAACTTCTGATAGAAGAATTAAAAAGAACATAGAAGATAACAATACTGGTCTTGATGCTATAAATCAAATTAGAATTAGAAACTTTGAATATAGAACTAAAGATGAAATTACAGAAGTAACTAGTGATGCAGCTATTGGTAAAGAAGGCGTACAACTAGGAGTTATAGCTCAAGAAATAGAAACAATTTTACCAGATGTTGTTAAAGAAGAATCAACAGGTGTTAAATCAGTAAACCCTGATAACCTNACTTGGTACTTGNTAAACGCAGTANAAGAACTGTCTACAACAGTAGATGAATTAAAACAAGAGTTAAAAACTCTAAAAGGAGAATANAATGGCACAAACAGTAACAGAATGTTTAGCAGCAGGAACTGATAGCGTAAACTTAATTGACGGTGTAAAAGCTGGAAGTTGGGACGTTACAGGAATGACACAAGCTGAAATAAACGAGATGGTTCAAAGAAACGTAGATCACTTAGAAGTTATTTTAGAATATGCACCTGTTGATAGTGATGATGATACACCTGATGTAAAAGGTGCAACAGATAGTAAAAAGACTACCCACGTTGCAGCAGTTACAACTGGTAAAAAGTACATAACTGACAACAGCTAATTAAAACTTCAGCATATTGATTTATGATGTTAATATATAATTTTTAATTAGGAGAATTAATTATGGCAGAAGCTAAAGATAACGAAGTAAATGAAGAACAACAAATTCTTACACTTACCGAAAAAGTAGATGACAAAGATGTTGAAAAGAAATACCTAATAGACAATATGTCTGATGAAGGTAAAGTAATTTATAACAAATTAGCCATTATACAAAAACAAAAGAATGACATGGTTACAAATGCACAATTTGAAATTGAAAAAGCAGATGTACTCATTAATCATTTTATGGCAGAACTCAAAGAGAATTTGCCTGAAGAAATGGAAGCAATTGATGAAGATGCCGAAAGTGGAGATAGCAAACTCAACTGATTTAAGTAAGTTGGAACTGCATGAGCAGATATGTGCGTTACGCTATGAGAACATAGAAAGACGTATGGATTCAGGATCTAAAAGATTTGTTCGTATGGAACAACAAATTTGGGGTTTGTATATCCTTATTATAGGTTCACAAATTATAGGAGCATTTATCTAATGGCAGGACTTAAAATACTTACAGAACCAGTGCAAGAGCCTGTTACTGTTCAAGAAGTAAAAGAGTACCTTAGAGTTGATGATTCTACTGATGAAAGAATTATAAGACCATTCGTAGAAACTGCTAGAAGGTTTTGTGAAGAACACACAGGTAGAGCCTTAATGACTCAAACACTTGTCTTGTATCTTGATGCTTTTGAAGATCTAAATGATCCTTTATGGGAAGGATTAAGAACAGGTCCTTACTTAAACAAATATAAAAATTATGTGGTTTTACCAAGATCACCAGTTGTTTCTGTAAGCCATGTTAAGACTCATAATGATGCAGGTACTGCCACAACCTTTGCTGCTTCTAACTATGTTATAGACAATGTTAGAGAGCCATCTAGGATAGTTTTAAAGACAGGTATTACCTTTCCAACCGAACTAAGAGTAGCTAATGCTATAGAAGTTCAATATGTAGCTGGTTATACATCTCAATTTGGTGTTCCTGAACCTTTAAGGTTAGGAATATTACAACATATAGCCTATCTCTATGAACATAGAGGAGACATGTACGATGCAAAATTATCTTATCCCCCTATGCTAAGATCTTTGTATGCTCCTTATGTTGTTCACAAGGGATTAGGCTCATCTTCCCTAATGGCTTTGGGATAAATGTCTAACTCTATTGGCAAAATGCGTTATAGAGTTGCAATTGAAAGTGCTACTAATACTCGTGATGCAGGTGGTGGTCTTTCACAAAGCTATGCACCAGTTACTTACATTTATGCTGATATTAAGCCTACAAATGCTAATAGCACCTATAGACAAGGTATAGTACAAGAAAAGGTAACACATGAAGTTACAATTCGTTATATGACAAATATATCTACTAATAGTCGCATTTCCTATGGAACAAGGCTGTTTGATGTTAAAGGTATTATTAATGTAGATGAAAGAGATAGATTTTTAAAATTGTTATGTGAAGAAGGCGTAGCAATATGAGTTTTAAAAATGTTAATGCTTTTAAAAAAAGATTAGCTAAAAGACTAATAGATAATGGAAGTAAAAATGCTATACAAGCAGTTACTAGGTCTACAACATTTGTAGAAAAAGCAGTGCAGAATAGTATTAAACAAAAAGGAACTGGTAGAAACTACACTAGAGGTGGAGTAACACATACAGCTTCTATTGCAGGACAACCACCAGCAACAGATCAGGGAAATCTTGCTAACAATATAACTATAGATATTTCAACAAAATCAAATGGTAGTGTTGTAGGACAAATAATATCATCAGCTCCTTATTCAAAAGAATTAGAATTTGGTACAACAAATATGGAAGCTAGACCTTTTATGCAACCTGCACTTAGAAAAAGTAAAAAAAAGATATTAAGTATTTTTAAAGAAGAGGGTGTAATAAGAAGATGAGCATAGGACAGTTTCAGTTACAAAGTTCTATATATGCAGCACTAAATGTTAGTGCAATCACATCTACTTTATCTTGTGGTGTTTTTGATGAAGCAATAGAGGGCAACACATATCCATTTATCACTCTTGGTGAAGAAACTGCTCTTGATTATGGCACTTTTGATTTAGTAGGTGGTGACTACACTATAAATATACATATTTGGTCACAATACAAAGGATCTAAGCAAACTAAAGAAATAATGGACAAGGTTCACGATTTATTGCATGATATAGACTTAACAGTCAGTGGTTTTAATCTGATAAATCTCAGATTTGAATTTTCTGATATAATGAGAGACCCAGATGGTGTTACTAGACATGGAGTCATGCGATTCCGAGCAATAATATTAGGAACAAACTAATTTTAGGAGAAAAAAATGGCAGCACAAAAAGGTTTAGACATGTTACTCAAAATGGACATCAGTGGTACACAAACTACTGTTGGTGGTCTGAGGTCTTCATCAATAACAATGAATGATGAATCAGTTGATATAACTAATAAAGATAGTCTTGGTACTAGAACTTTATTAGCTGGTGCAGGTATGAATAGTGTATCAATAAGTGGATCAGGAGTTTTTACTGACTCAGCTTGTGAAGTTGCAGTAAGAGCAGCTTACGCACTTCAGCAAAACACAACTAATGGTTCTACTGCAAACAGTAACTTAGCTTTTGAGACATTTCAATTTTTAATACCAAATCTAGGTACATATACAGGTCCATTTCAAATTACCAGTATTGAGTATGCAGGTGAATATAATGGTGAAGTGACATATTCTATGTCTTTTGAATCAGCAGCATATATCACATTCGCAGCAAGTTAAGGAGTAGCTTATGGCTTGGGAGAAAGTAGTAGTTAAAATTAACAACCAAGATATATATGGTATGTTTAATGGTGAACAATTAGATATTCCTCTATGCGATATAAAAGATACAATTAAAGTAAATGGTAAAGTCATGCAAGTCATGTCTTCAGTCATTGATAGTAGAGATGATATTATTAAAATAAAACTTGCAAAAGCAAGTCAACCGAAAGGAGAAAAGTCAGATGGCGAATCCACTAAAGG